CTGTCGTTGAAGGTGTGCCCATCCAAGTTGTTGCGCAGTCTGAGGGGGCGACTCTACACGCCCTAAAGAAACGTTGCGATCATCTTCCGCAGGCCGACGTCGGTCCCCTGTTCATTGAAGGGCATCATGCCCTCATGTCGAAAATCCATGAACGGGAGACTCTACGACTCGACCGCGAGATGATCTGCGCTTATCTCGACGAGATGAGCGGCACTAAGCGTGAGAGGCTCAGCGCCCTCCTCGACAGCCTTGACTTCACCCTTCCTGGGTACAATGACAAAACGGTGTTCGCTAAGAGTGAGGCGCTTATCAAGCACGACGGAGCACAGCCACGTGCCGTTTATCAGGGCGGCGACATGTATAATCTTGTCATGGGCTCAGTTGTGTATTACCTGTCTCGTAGAATCAGCGAGGAGCTGTCGCGCAGTAACCCCCTTAACACTGGGAATGAAGTTATTTACTGCGTTGGCCGCACTGCTGACGAGATAGCCGATATCATACACCACACTTCAGGACAACCCTTCGAGAACGACTTCAAGAACAACGACGGCACGCAGCCCGCCGGTATTCGCAAGTGGGAAGCCATGTTCTATTACAAACTTGGCGCACCTCAGTGGTTTGTACGTGAATTTGCCAGCAACACCAGTGTCCGTGTCTTCACGCGGTATGGTGTCAAAGGTGTCGTAAGAGGGCAGCGATGGTCCGGTGAGGTCACTACCACCACCGGCAATGGCTATGTTAATGCCTGCACCTCACTCGCCGCCGCCATGTCAGCTGGCATCACTCACTCAACCATTTTGGTTTACGGGGATGATAATCTAACGTACACGTCTCAATCGCGAACTGCTTTGAAGCAAGCGTTCGTGGACGTGGCTGAATCGTCCGGCATGAAGTCTGAGGGCGTAGTGGTGCGCAACCGTGAGGCTGCCACCTTCCTACGCAAGCGCTTCGTGCCTGGCGTTGTAAAAACGTACCCCGTACCGTCGTTTGGTCGTGTGCTCGCCAAACTGCCTGTCAGGGCCAACAATAACCCTGGCATTACAGATGATGATTACATGGCTGGCAAACTTCTGTCAGCCGCGTATGAACATCGGCACATCGAACCCCTACGACGAATCCTCTTGAATACCTCGCAGCAAATGTCATCCAAGCCTTATCTAGATATGCGAAATCAGGCCATGGCGTATAAGTTCACTGCGACGGAGTTAACTGACTTGACCCTCAACGCTGATGTTGTCGACAGCGACTACTTCGGGTCGTTCCTCCAGTCCGTTTACGGACTGTGGCCCGATGACCTTCAATTATGCTATGAATCCGTGTGCGATGGCATGCTCGGGTTCCAACGCATTAATCGCTCTGGTCGACAGCTCCCACGTGTCCAGCAGCGGGTGCCTCCACCGCTCTGGGACACAAAATTTGAGGCACTTGTCGACGTTGACGTCGCAGTGTAGTTTCCCTGACTCGTCCGCGGTTTTGTGGTTCCGCGTTAACAAAATCGGCTGAAGCTCCCCTCCACTGTCAAGTAATAAAAAAAAAAAAAAAAAACA